AATTCAATTATTAAACATAGGTGATTTAATTGAAAGATTAGCAACAGGTCATGGAATTGAAACTGAGAACTTAATTAAGTCTCCTGAACAACTACAAGCAGAACAAGAACAACAAATGCAAATGCAGCAACAACAACAAATGATGGACACAGCACAAGCTGTTGCACCTAAAGTTGCTGACAACGTTACAAAACCTCAAGGATAATAAACAATGGTAGAAAAAGTAGAAATAAAAGAAGCTGAAACAACTTCTGATAAACCAGTAGATACTACTCAAGATAAAACTTTTGAAAATGAAAGTAGACCTGAGTGGTTACCAGAAAAATTTAAGAACGCTGAAGACATGGCTAAAGCCTATGGTGAACTTGAAAACAAATTAGGACAGTCTGAAAATAATAATAATAAAGACTCAGAACCTAAAAAAGAAGAGACTAAAAAAGATGACGCTGACTTATCAATTGATAAAGCAGAAAAAGCTGTAGAAAATGCAGGGTTAGATATGGCTTCTCTTCAACAAGAATATAATGAAGGTGGGCAATTAGCTGATAAATCTTATGATGCTTTAGAAAAAGCAGGAATACCTAGAGATTACGTAGACGCTTTTATTAAAGGTCAAGAAGCTATCGCTCAACAAACTTCTAATACACTTAAACAAGAAGTAGGTGGCGCAGACGCTTATAACAATATGATGTCTTGGGCTTCAGACAATTTAAGTGAAGCAGAAATAAATGCTTATAATTCAACAGTAAATGGTAAAGACATTGAAGCAACTAAATTAGCAATCGCAGGATTGAATGCTAGATTTAAAAATGCTGAAGGTGTTGAACCTAATTTACAAACTGGGAACAGACCAAGTACAAGTAATGCACCTGGTTATCGTTCTTGGGCTGAAGTTACAGCAGCAATGTCTGACGCAAGATATACTTCAGACAATGCTTACAGAGCAGACGTACAAGCTAAATTAAAGAACAGTGAGTTATAATGGCGTACAAACCAAAACCAAAACCAAAGCCGAAACCAAAACCAAAAAATAAGAGGTATTAACATGGCAAAGACAGGACTATATGCAAACATCCACAAAAAACGTGCTAGAATTAAAGCAGGTTCAGGTGAGACTATGCGTAAAGCAGGTACAAAAGGCAGACCTACAGCAGCACAATTTAAACAAGCTGCGAAAACTGCTAAATCATAGTTGTGTTACCTATTTAGGTAGCAACTGCTAACACAAAGTTAAAGTCCATTAACTTGACCGTTCTGAGGAACGACAATCTTGTGAAACATACTTGAAATTTGTGAAAGCTTTTTAAACAATAACAATAGAAAAAGGAGACAATTATGTCAAACGCAACTCCGGCTTCCATTGGACGAGTAAACGCTTCTGGTTCAGAAGACGCATTGTTTTTAAAAGTTTTTGCCGGTGAAGTTATTACTTCATTCGACAGAGCGAGTAAAACACAAGGCGCTGATTCAGTAAGAAGTATCAGTAATGGTAAATCTGCAACGTTCCCTGTAATGGGTAGAACTACTGCGGCTTACCACACACCTGGTGCAGAAATACTTGGTTCTGATGTGAACCACAACGAAAAGGTTATTACAATTAATGACCTTTTAATCTCTTCAGCTTTTCTTTCAAACATTGAAGAAGCTAAGAATCATTGGGATGTAAGAAGTGCATATTCTACTGAAATCGGTAGAGCATTAGCATTCCAAAAAGACAAACACGTTCTACAAACAATCGGTCAAGCTGCACAAGCTTCGGCTTCTGTTACTGGTGGAGACGGTGGTACAGTATTAACTAATACTAATATCGCTTCTGCAACAGCAGCAACATCTGCAAATGGATTTATTGATTCATTGTTTGATGCTGCGAAAACATTAGACGACAAATATGTACCGGCAGACGGTAGAGTTTGTTTCTTAAAACCTGAAATGTACTACAAATTAGCAAACGCTACAAACGCAGTCAATGTTGACTTCAGTGGTGGTGCTAACGGTGGTGTTGCTTCAGGTAGGGTGTTACAAATTGCAGGTATCAGATTAATTGCTGTTCCTCATTTTGTTGCTTCAAACGTAACTTCTGGTGCAGACGCAGGTTCAGCTACTCAAGGTGGTTCAACACCTCAAGCTGTTAACTTGACTGCATACGAAGGTTTAGTTTGTCACCCATCAGCAGTTGGAACTGTTAAGTTAATGGATTTAGCTACTGAGATGGAATACGACATTAGAAGACAAGGTACTCTAATGGTTGCTAAATACGCTATGGGTCATGGTGTATTAAGACCAGAAAGTGCTGTAGGAATTAAAGACGCTTAATATTCATTAGGCTTATTTATACTATATAGGAGTAGGGGACGAGGGAGACTAAATCCCCTACTTTAATTATTAAAAAAGGAAAATCATGACAACACAAATTACACCGACAACGGAACTGCAGGCAATTAATACTATGCTAAGTTTCATAGGGGAAGCCCCAGTCAGTTCTATAACAGGAAATATAGGAACAGACGTAGCTGTCGCTGTAAATATTTTAGATGAAACTTCCATGAGTGTTCAGTCACAAGGATGGTTTTTCAATAGAGAATTTGAAGTTACACAAGCAAGAGACTCAGACAACAAAGTTCCTCTAGACTCTAACTGCGTTCAAGCAGAAGCTTCTAGACCTTACCAATATTTATATCAATACACTATTCGTAACGGTTTTTTATATGACTTAAAAAATCATACAGATGTATTTACTTACAACCCACAAATAGACAAAGTTTTAGTACAACAATTTGAACATCTTCCAGAATATGCAAGAAGATATATTGTAGTTAAAGCGTCAAGACGTTTTGCAGCTCGGTATATTGGTGCAAGTGAATTAGTTAAACTAGCAAACATAGATGAACAAGAAGCCCACGTACAGTTTGAACAAGCTGACTCAAGAGCAATGGACGCTAATATTCTTAAAGATGAATACAATATGAATTACATTACTAATCGTGGCAATAAACGTTCATCAAGGAGTTAGACAATGGCAGTTATATCGCAGTCAATTCCAAATCTTATTAATGGTATTAGTCAGCAGAATGCAGTTCAAAGAAATGTATCTCAAGCTGAGAACCAAGTAAACTTTCAATCAAACATTATAGACGGATTATCTAAAAGAGCAGGAACTCAGTTTGTTGCTAACTTAATATCTAACCAAGCAATACCAAATAATTGCGCAGTACAGTGGATTAATAGAGATAGTAGTAATCAATATGTTGCTTTATTTTATAATCAAGGTGTTAAAGTTTTTGATTTAGCAGGTAATGAAAAAACTGTTACTACTCCCAATGGTACTTCTTACCTAACTTCAACAAATCCTTTAGAAGATTTTAAATTTACAAACATTGCTGACTATACATTTGTATCTAACGCACAAAAAACTGTAGCTGAAAATTCTTCTACAACAGCAGCAAAGGTACAAGAAGCTTTAGTTTATGTTAAAAGTTCACAATACGGTAGACAGTATAGTGTTACTTTAAATCATTCAACTTGGTCATACCCAATAGAAGTATTATTTCAAATGCCTACTGGTAATGACGCTTCAACAGATGGTAAATTTAGAGATACAGAAAAGATTGCACATATATTATTATATGGAACTGCGTCTTCACACTGGTCTAGTGGTGCAGACGGAATTGGATTTAAAACAATTAGAACTGACACTGGTGCAACACTAAGTACGTCACAAGGATTAGCAAACTATTCTGGAATTACAGGAACGTTTTCTTCTACGCAATACGGTAACACTATTTATCTTACAGCTAGTAGTGGGACTTTTGGAATTGAAACTACAGACGGTTTTGGTAACCAAGCTATGTATGCAATAAAAGACGCTATACAGGATTTTACAGATTTACCTTACTACGCAAAACCAAATATGATTATTCAAATTACTGGTGAAGAAGGTGACACACTTTCAGATTATTATGTAAAATTTATATCTAACGGTGTTTGGAAAGAAACTGTAGGACCAGGAGTAAAACTTGGTTTAGACAATTCTACAATGCCACACGCATTAGTTAACAACAACAACGGTACATTTACTTTTGCACAACAAACTTACACTGACAGAGTAGCAGGTGATGAAACAACTAATCCTGCACCAAGTTTTGTTGGACAAAAGATACAAAACTTAACTTTCTTTCAAAATAGATTTGGAATTATTTCTGGACAAAATTTAATTATGACAGAAAACGGTGAGTATTATAATTTCTATGCAACAACAGGAACAGATGTATTAGATACTGACCCTATTGATATTGCAGCTAGTGGTACTACGGTAAACAAACTTTATAACTCTATAGATTTTAACGAACAACTTTTATTATTCTCAGCAGAGTCACAATACATACTAGAATCTTCTGGTGATAGTATTACACCTACTACAGCCGTACTTTCTAAAACAAGTACGTTTTCACATGACACTAAAGTTGAACCTAAAGCGGCAGGTAAATTTGTTTACTTTGCACAAAACAGAAATGATAAAACTGCAATTACAGAATACTTTGCAGATGATGATACATTAACAAATGATGGTTTAGATATTACAATTGGAGTTAACACATTAATTCCTAACAACGCATACAAAATTGTTTCAAACAACATTGAAGATACAATGGTTGTATTATGTCACGATACTTTAGACGCTACTAACACAGCGCCTTATACAGCAAGTTCAGATATTACAGCTACAAATGCAAACACAATGTTTGTTTATAAATATTTTTGGGATGCTGATAAAAAAGTACAATCAGCCTGGTCCAAATTTACATTTAATAATATGCAAATAATTTCAGCAGAAGCTTACGATAGTTTTATTTACATATTAGCAAATGAAAAAAGAAATTTAAAATTATTAAAAATAGATTTAAGAAATCCTAATTTTAATTCTTTAAATTTTCCGATTAATATTGATATGCAAACAGCAATATTAAGTGGAAGTTATAACAGCACAACAAATAAAACTACATTTACAATTCCGTATGAGCATAACCAAACATTATTAGCTATAGACGCAACTAATGGTGCTGACTTAACAATTGACAGTCAAAGTGGAACTACAGTTGTAGTACAAGGTAATCATACGTCTTGTATTTTTGGAAGTGTTTTTGAATCTTTATATGAGTTTTCTAAACCATATGTAAGAGAACAAGGTGCTACTGGAGCTGTAGCTATAACTTCTGGAAGATACCAAATTAGAACTTTAAATGTTGACTTCCAAGATAGTGGATTTTTTAAAGCAACAGTATTACCAGACGGCAGAAGTTTAACTAGTTATGAAATGACAGGAAATGTTATTAATTCAGCTTCCTCAGTAGTTGGAGTTCCTAACATTGCAAGTGGTACATTTACTATTCCAATACAAAGTAAAAACACAGGATTTGTGTGTAAGTTAATTTCAAGTTCACACTTACCTTGTCACTTTATATCAGCAGAAATTGAAGGATTTTATCATAGAAGAAATAGAAGGATGTAATATGGAAAAATGCGTAAGAGAAGCAGTCATTAATGATTGTATCGACTTAGCACCAAAAATGCGTTTAGCAGATAGACGTGAAATTAAAGCTTCGGACAATCTAAGTCCATTAAAGGCATTAGTTCTTCCCTTCACTTATGAAGGCGCAAGAAACTACTCAATCTTAGGAACAAAAGAAGAAGGTGTTATTGGTATGTTTGGGTCAACCCCATGTGCATACGAAAAAGATTATGGTGTAGCTTGGATGTTATCAAGCGACCAATTAAGAAACCATGTAAGACAATTCTTAAAAGAATGTCCTCATTGGGTAAACGAAATGGGTAAAGGTTATAAGTATCTTTACAATTTTGTAGATGAACGGAATTGGGAAACTTTAAAATGGTTACAGTTTTTAGGATTTGAACCAAAGAAAAAATTACCCTACGGACATGAAAAATTAAATTTTATATTAGTAATGAAGGAGTTAAAATAATATGTGTACAGCAGAAGCAGGCTTTGCGTTAAATGTGGTCAGTTCGATAGCCGACCATAACGCTAAAAAAGAACAAGCCTATAGAACTTCTGTTTCAAACTTTCATGCTAAAAATGCCGCGAGTGCGGCTTTGTTTGATGACTACGGACAAATAGATAATAATAAAATTAACGCAGCAAAAGAAAAGGCAGCAGAGAAATTTGCAATTAAAAGAGACAAGATTGCAGATATGTCAAAACAATTGGCACTTAATGTTGGTAACGCTACAGCAATATACAAAGACGTAGGAACAGATACAGATAAAGAATTTATGGATGTTAACATGGCGTTTACTAAAGATATGATGTCATTTAACAGACAAGAAAACGAAGCTTATGCTTCTTACGCAAATACTATTAACAATCTTCCAGTACCAGTAGAACCTAGTAACATGGCATTAGCAATTAACATGGCTGGTGGCGCTGTAGAATATGGAAGTAACCCAAATAGAAAATTCTTTAACAGTAAGGCGACAACATAATGGCATACGAATCACAATACAAACCAGTATATTATCAAAGAACTTCAACAGGTAGACCTAGAGAAGCTAAAGATAGTGAACTAAATCAAATTTCAAATTCGCTAAAAAGCTTTAATAAATCTTTTGCCAAGTTTACTGACAATTATAAAACAGAACAACAAAACGAAGCACAAGATGTTTTTGATAATTTAAAAGCACAAGGTATTACAGACCCAGATGAAATCAAAAAGTTAATTGATAAAGGTGACCCTAGAGTTGCTAACTTAAAAGGTTACTACACCCAAGCAATTGTAAATGCTAATTTTGGTTTATCACACGCTATTGAAGATTTTAATAATATTAATATGAAAGTTGCCAATATAACTGGTGGTGATGAAAAAGGTGACGCTATGGCTAATCTAAATATAGATAGCTTATTTCAATCAGTTGATGAAAATGATAATCCTACTGGCAATCCTATAAGAGATTTAAGCACACAAGATAAGTCTTACACTAGAGCATACACTGACTCTATGAACCAAATGAGATTAGAGTTAGAACAAAAAGTATCTATAGCAAAAGGTTTACAACTTAACAGACAAACTAATGCAGCATCTTTTCAAATCATTGCTAAAGCTTGGGAACAAGGTGGTGGATGGGTTGATACTAGTCATATTATTACATCTAAAGATACGCAAACAGATAAAGTAGAACAATATGGTGAACCTATTTATCATCCGTCTACTAGAGTAGAAGATTTAGAAAAATTAAGAACTGATAAAGTTGTTAACGAAAAATTTATAAATAAAGATAATTGGAATAAACAAGTATTAGATTATTTTGAACAAGTAGTTAATTTACAAGACACTGGTTTAATTACTGACCCTCAAATGTTAAGTGACATTGTTACTTATCTTACAATGAACAGAGGTAGTAAAAAAGATTTACCTTCTTATTTAAGAACACCTAAAACACAAGAACAAGCTACAAAAATTATTGACGCTATTAAAGGTAAAGTAGCAACATCAAGTAAACTAGCAATTGGTATAGATTTAATTTCTAAAGGTAAAGCTTATTTAAAAGATGAAACTGCTTATACAGACTCAAGTGGTACTACTAAAATTGGTTTATCTGATGATGATATAAATGACTCTGTAGTAGCATGGGAACAAACAATATTAATACCTCACGTTAACAACATGATTGCTAATGGTGAGATACCTAAAGACCTAGCACAATTTACAATGTTTCAATTAACAGAAAAAATGTTAGGCGCTAATGGAATACAACATCCTACTTGGAAAAATGAAATGCAAATGGGATTTGATTCTATTAATGTAATTAAAGTAGCAGGCAATGAAGATACTATTGACCCTGATGGAATTGATATATTTAAAAGAGGTTTTGAAAGATACCAACAATTAAGAACAGTTTACGGCAACACAGTACCTACAAAATATTTAGGCACTAACGCAGCAACATTTTATGAGACTGTAAACAATCTTATGAGAAATACTAACATGGGACAAGAGAGAGCGATTATGAAAGCTTATGAAGCTGTAACTAATCCTACGTCTAAGTATGCAAATACAAATGTAAACAAAGATGATGTCTATGATGATGTTAAAGGAAAATTTGATAAATATTTTGATGAAATGGGCATTCCATGGTTTGAAGGACTTATATTTACAAACAAAGAAGATATGCCTAAATGGGCTAAAATTCTTACAAGAGATAGACCTGAGTTTGATTGGGATGATGTTGATATGTCTTTGGTTACACAAAGAGCAACAATGACTGCTGTCACTATGATGAAAGCAGGAATGAAAAAAGAAGACGCTCTTAAATTTGCAATTGAAGAAGTTGCTTCAAGACACACTTTAGTAGATGGTGTTTTAATTAATAACTCATCTTTTCCTGCCGCAAACCCAACTGCACTAACTGAAAAGAGTAGAGCAATTGCTA